ACTTTCCCATGATCTCTTCGTCGCGCTCGACGACGTCTATCGGGAAGCGGGCGGGAAATAAAAGCTCTCCTGGCCGTGACCGCGGGTCTTCCATGCCAAGCATCGTTGGCATGGCACGCGACGGGTCGTAGCGCATGGGCAGCATGATGTGATCGTATGGAAAGCCACGCTCAATGATTGTGCCGCTTACGTCGTCCTCTGCCAGGCGCTGCATGATCACTATGATGGCCGATCGCTTTGGCGACACGAGACGCGTGGGCACCGCCTCGCAGAACCACGTGTTGACCGTGTCCTTGACTTGCTGCGACATGGCGTCAGAAACAGACAGCGGGTCGTCGATGATCACGCGGTCAGCACGAGCACCCGTGATGGAGTTCGACGCGGAACACTGCCTGAAGCCAAGGGCTGTATTCTCGTATTTGGTTTTTTGATTTTGATCACGCGTGAGCTCGACGTGAGGCCAGCGGTCTTTATACCAAGGATCCTCAATAAGCCGGCGCATACGCAAGCCGTCGCGCACTGCAAGCTCTTGGTTGTGGCTGGCGCAGATATAGCGCAAGTGAGGCATGTTGCACGGCCCCCACTCCCACGCGGGCCAGAACACGTTAACGAGTAAGCTCTTCATCGTGCCTGGCGGAATGTTGATCAGCAGGCGGTTGTAGAGCGATCCGTCGTCCAGCTCTTCTTCGTTTGTGATTGCCTCTAAGTGAGCAGCCAAGAAGTCTATGTGCCAAGAGTGAACGTATTCAGCTCCAGGCTCGACCAGGTGCCACGACAGACGGATAAAGTTAACGAGATCCTTGCAGTCTTCGCGATCAAGCTCAATCAGCTGCTTGTCAATGTCGAGCGGGTTTGTGTAACCGACGTCAAGGATCGCGGCCATTATTCCTCCAAGAAATAACTATCCGCGTCGCCTTCGTCGCCAAGCCATCCGTTAGGGAATGTATTAAACGCAATGTAAAGGCTGCCGTCGCCGGCAAGAGATCGATACGCCATGCGTGACGGGAATAGAAACAGGTAGCCGCTTTCTAATCCAATGTCGCACGTATTGACGTTTAGATCGCTTGGCGCATACGTCGGAATGTAAAGACCATCGCGCTGACGATCAGAGTTGAATTGCAAGACAGCATCTGCGTCAGCATGCAAATAAAATATGCCAGAGATAAAACTATTCACTCTGAACATTGTGTGATCGTCATTACCGTGGCGCGCCCACGACGTCGAAAGCTTTAAGCTTGACTGATTGCGCGGCTTGATAATGTTCTTGACATATAACGCAATCTGCTCTTCGACAAACGACTTGATGCCGCTTAAGCTTTCATTATCGAGAATATTATATTCTCTAAGCTTTGCTGTTTCGACCGCTAATTTTTCTTGCGGCTCAATCTCACGCTGCATGCATGACGCGACGACGTGTTGCGGAAATAGCTTATACAAGCGAGCCCCCTCAAATATATCCATTTCAATGTCCCGGACCACTAACCCAAAATGTATTACCAGTTCTATCTGCAGACTGCATTATCTGATTTACGTTATGACTAATAGCATTAAATGCGTTTTGCGCGTGTTCTTCATTGGATAAATGATTGCACAATATGTAAGAGATCACGCTGCTCAACACCGCGAGCTCATCGTCGCTTGGACCAATGCGCTCTTCGAGCATGGCAATGATATCGACCGTTGTTTCCGCCAACATCATTGTGCGCTCGTTTTCAGTCATCACTTCGCCTCTTTAGCAGCCATTAAAATTGTGCGTAACGCGTCGCGCTGTTCAGGCGTGAGCGTCTTCGCGTCAACAACCTGCGACTGCACTTGCACTGGTCCGCCGTTAGCGCCAGTGACCGCTGTCTCTTTGCGTTCAGTGTAATCTTCGCGGAAGCGAGATGCCGCAGAGCGATACCAAAGGTTCGCGTTAAAGTCCCTGTTTTTCATGTTCGATCTGGCTTCGCGCTCAAACCAAGCTTGCTCGTAAGTCTTAGCCGCGTGTAGCGCAGTGCGGAACTCTTCGTGCTGCTCCGCCCAACGATACATAGAATGTTTGTCTACTTCGAGATCTGCGGCGAGCTCAGCGTGACTATATCCCTGCTTGCCAAGCTCAATAATTCGCTCGCAATACTCAGGCTTATACTTGCTTGGCCTCCCGACTGGCCGCTTCTGGCTTGCTTCCTTACCCATAACCCAACCCACAATATGATGACCAGGACATGATATCACATCCTGGCCTGTTTGTCAGAACTGCTCTTCTGCGTAACCATCAGGCTTATTTATTTTAGATATAGCCTTTACCGCGGCTTCTCCCAAGGGGGTGCCCGCCAACATCCCCAGAGCATCCATGTAAGCTGCGAGCACGGCCTGCTCTTCAGCCCTTTTCTTAGCGTCTTGCTTGCGAAGAGATACAAGCTTCTTGATGATCTTAGGATCAAAGCCATTGCCTTTTGCTTCACTGTAAACCTCTTTGATGTCCTCAGCGATTATTGTCTTCTCATCTTCAAGCTTTTCGATACGCTCGACCAGAGCCTTCAACTGATTGTTTGTCACTTATGCCTCCATTTCGATACGAATACATTCAGGCGCTTGCACCATCAATACGACTGCCGGCCATGTCAAGCGCTAATATTTTTTTGCAATGTCAGAAAAAAGCCTATTGACAGTAGAAGTAACTTCCTTTAGGTCTTGGTCATTGATATTGATATGGAGATGAATGATGAAGCTGTTAGTTGAGACTGAACTATTTGACAACGACCCATCAGCGACCTGGGATTACTTAAACAACGAGGGCCGTCTACTGCGCGGCGCTTGGTTTAGCTATCACCTGGATTGTTGGTGCGCTGAAATTGACGAAAGAGGCGCTGTTACGAAAAGCCCACTTGAATATTGATATGGAGATGAAAATGGAACTCGATCTTAAGCTCGTTAAAGCTGCCGCTATGTGTGCCTCAAAGGAGGAGACGCGCTACTACCTTAAAGGAGTAGCCATCCAGGCTTCTGCCAAGGGCGTGTTTATTGTGGCCACAGATGGTCATCGTCTTGCTGCGTTCAAGCAGCTGCAGGGATATGACGGAGAGTCATTTAATATTATTATACCCCTCGACATTATTGCCAAGATCAAGCTGAACAAAAAAGATCCCTTTGCGACGCTAAAGCTGGCCGATGGTTTATTGAACCAATGGTCTATAACTCACGACGGTTCTACCATCACATTTAGTGTGATTGACGGCACATTCCCTGACTGGCAGCGCATTATTCCGTCTGAGCTTAACGGCAAGACTGCCCAGTTCAATATGACTTACCTGGGTGACTTCGCTAAAGTGGCCAAGGCGCTCACTGGCTCTGAGACGTCTGTATCTATTGCCCACAATGGCGACGGCCCAGCGCTCTTGTCATTTGGTGATGAGGTAGATGGCCTTGGCGTTCTGATGCCATTTAGAAAATCAATACAAGTGAAAACTCCAAACTGGGTGACGGCATGAAGCTTATAACCTTTATGAGAATGCTCGTAGACTATGAGAAGATTGGCTACGAGATCACCAGCAACAGGGAAGTCATCGTTGTTTACGGAGAGAAGGGGAAGCTGGTGATCCCCTTCGCTGACATCTACAGCTGGAAAACAGGAGAGCTTAGGCGAAAGATCAGAGAACTTAAACCAAAGCAGAAATCAGACGGAGACCATTATGACGCAGGAGGAGAATATACTGACGGATCACCTGAAGGAAGTCAGGTGCAAGTCAATTGATTTGATACGAAAGGCGGCTAACGATCTGTGGTCTGACCCAGACAACCCAACACACTGCCGGCAGATACACGACTGCCTGCAGTCCTATATGGAAGCTCAATTACTGTTGAACCCTAACTTTTTTGGAGATTGATATGGCTATTCTAGATAACGGCACACTGACCTCCGTCGAGTATCAAAACAAGCTCGACAGCGAGGGATACCGCAACATTGTTGAGAGGGCGGACAGACTGAAGTGGGACACTGAATACCGCGAAGAATACAAGCGCAAGTCCATGTTCGCTCAAGCCAGGCGGCGGGCGGCTGAAAAGCCAGTCAGTCTGCCAAAATTAAATTGGCTAGATAAAAATAAAGATTGACAAGTAGAAGTAACTTCTATACCAATCAAAGGGCGCTACGGCGTCCTTTAGATTTTATGGAGATTGATATGGCTTTTATTCCGTCACCACAACAAGCTGCCTTCCTAGACTGGGTTGAGACCGGCAAGGGCTCTTGCGTTCTTGAGGCTGTCGCTGGCGCTGGCAAGACCACCACGCTGATTGAGGCTGTCGAGCGCACTGACAAGCCAGTCGCTATTCTTGCCTACAACCGCAAGATTGCTGACGAAATCAAGGGCAAGCTCAAGGCTCGCAAGATCGACTGGCAGAAGGCCAATGCCAATACGGTTCACGGCTTTGGCCTTGGCGCATACAAAAAATCATTCCCAGGCGTCCGCGTCGACGGCAACAAGGTCACAGACATCCTGGTGTCTATGGGCAAGTCAGCTCACCCAGAGCATGCCGTCCGCTTGTTTTCTTCAATCGTGGCTAACCTTGTGTCTCTGGCTAAGCAGCGCGCCCTGGGTGTCTTTGGCGCTATTGACGACACCTCCCAGTGGTATGAGATTGCCGAGCACTTTGACATCCTGGCCAATGAGAAGACCGACAAGGCTGAGAAGCGCTTAGGCGATATTGTTGCCACGGCCATTGAGGTCCTCAAGAAGTCTAACAGCAACACGTCAGTCGTTGACTTCGACGACATGGTCTACCTTCCTGTTTTCCTAAAGCTGCGTTTCTGGACGTATCCCTGGGTGTTCGTTGACGAAGCCCAGGACACGAACCCAGCTCGTCGCGCCTTGGTTAAGGCTTTGCTTGCGCCAGGCGGTCGGGTTGTGGCCGTTGGCGATCGTCGTCAGGCGATCTACGGCTTCACTGGCGCTGACGCTGACGCTCTTGACTTGATCAAGGAAGACTTCAATGCGGTCGACATGCCGCTCACAGTGACCTACCGATGCCCTAAGGAAGTGGTCAGGGTGGCTCACCAGTGGGTTAATCACATTGAGGCGCACGACAGTGCTCCTGATGGCTCTTACAGCGTTATTGACCGCGCTGACGTATTTGGCCGCAATGATTTGGATGGCTCCGCGGCTATTCTGTGCCGCAACACCAAGCCTCTTGTCTCTTTGGCCTTCGAGCTCATCCGCGCCCGTGTCGCCTGCAAGGTAGAAGGCAGAGACATTGGCAAGGGCCTGATCAACCTGGCCACCAAGTGGAAGACAGCCAAGACGCTGCATGGCCTTGAGACCCGCGTCACCAATTGGTCAGAGGCTCAGATCGTCCGCGCTAAGGCCAAGGGCAATGGCGCACTGGCTCAGCAGATCAAGGACCAGGCTGACACGATCATGGTTATCACTAGCGAATGCCGCAGGGCTGGCAACGACAGCATTGAGGCAGTGGTGGACAGCATCCAGTCTTTGTTCGAGGACAATGTCAGCAACATGCTGACGCTCAGCACCATCCACAAGGCAAAGGGCCGCGAGTGGGAAACGGTCTACTGGCTTGACCGTGAAGGCACACTGCCTAGCCCCTACGCTACGCAGAAGTGGCAGCAGGACCAGGAAGACAATCTTTGCTACGTGGCGGCAACAAGAGCCAAGTCTTCACTTATCGAAGTCATGGTCCCCCAATAAGGGGGGCCAAAATATTTTTAAAAAAACGCACTAAGTGTATTGACATAGGAAGTAACTTCCTCTACCTTCAAATCATCGAAACACACATTGTATGGAGATTGATATGACAAACCTCAACATCCTCGCTGACCGTTACGCTCAAGCCAAGGTTATCGCTGACAAGGCGACCAAAGACCTGGAGAAGATCAAGGAAGAGATCTACGCGCTCGTTAACCAGGACCCATCCCTCGACGCTATTGTTGGCCTGCACTTCACGGTCAACATCACCAAGGCTCCACGCTCCAGCGTCAGCGCTACGTTGGTCAAGGAGCTGCTCAGCCCTGAGGACGTCGCGCTGGTCACTGAGACCAAAGTCATCACTACCCTGCGCGTCAAGGCGTCTTTAGCCGACGCGGCATAAGGTCGAAACGGGGTCCGCCCCGTCTGTCCGTCACGCGGGCACTGATGAGACCAATGGAGATTGACATGCGCGTATATCCAGAATTTCGCCTGCAGCTCATGTATAACAACAAATGGCTTGTCATCACCCACGCCTGGGACGTCAAGTCCATTGCGTTCCAGATGGAAGTATACAGAAAAAATAACCAGATTTTTAGAGTGCAGCGTTTAGTAAATGGTCAGTATAAATAATGGAGATTGATATGTCAGACAATAAATACAACGGCTGGACAAACTACGCGACGTGGCGTGTCAACCTTGAGCTGTTCGACAGCTTTGATCCTTACGAAATACTTGGGCGCTCATTAGATGATGACGCTTACAATATTGGGTTGTGCCTAAAAGAATACGCTGAAGAAACCATTTTATCTCAATGCGGCGACGGAGGACTGAACCAACAAAATTTAGCAGCTGAATACGCCTTGGCATTTATTAGCCAGGTTAATTGGACAGAAATAGCTGAGCACAAAATTGACGAATATTCTGACAGAGACTGATGGAGATTGACATGACAAATATAGATACAAGTGACGTAGACGTATTGGTTCACGCTGAGGGCTTTGCAACCATTTGGATGTTCGAACCAGTGCCAGACGCAGCCAAAGAGTTCTTTGAGAATGAGATAGAAGTAGATGAGTGGGCGCATATGAGAAACGGAATTGCAGTCGACCACCGACCTGCACGAGATCTTGCTTTGCATCTTTACTACCAAGGCTTCAAGATCCTTAACCCACGCTACGGATTTTTTGTCGGAGACAACTGATGTGCGAGACGCTTGCCACAATTGTAGTAGCGTTATCGTTCTTAGTGGGCGGTGTGTTAAGCGCCGCCCTGGTTGTCTGGTTCATGACTAAATACGGAGACTGATATGTGCAGCGTGTCGCTAGAACCTTGCTGGGAGATTAACCCAAATCTTTGGAAAGAGTTTTGCAAGCTTACGCGTCGTGATCCGACCTACACTTCCCCCAATTGGACAGAGCTTGACGTCCACAACTACTTACAGGCAAAGCGGGAGGGACACGAACAAGCAAAACCAGGAGTGAGAAGGCTATGTCCCCTCTAGAGCTCAAACAAGCAATGGCGGCCCAAGGTCTGTCAAATAATGACTTGGCTACCATTACAGGCAAGACACCGCGTCAGGTTACTTCCTGGCTTTCCGCGACGCACCCAGTGCCACGCCTTGTGGCTATTGTCATGCACGGCTTGAGGGAAGGCGCAATTGACAGAGACTGGCTGCTTGAGGTGGTGTGCCACGAATTGAGACAAGAGGCTGACGCAACTGTTTAGGAGATTGATATGTCGCTAGAGAAACTACACAAAGAGAAAATGTATGTGCTTGGTCCGCTGGAAATAAGCCCCGGAAATTTTGCGGTAGGAGAAAGATCGTATATCGCGATCAAAGACAAGATGCCGTATTACAATGACATGAGGCAGAAATTTTATTTAAATGGCGATAAAGAGTTTGGCGACGCCATTGGCGAACTTGAGACGCGGGCACTAACGGCAGAAGACGCGCTAAAGCGTATGACGTCAGCAAAGAAATCAGCAGAAACAAAAATAGAAACGCTTAACGATGAAATTAAAGAGCTCAAAGAAGAAATAGTGTTTTTGAAAAAGGAAAGAGAAAATAAAAAGAAACAAGAAAAGAAGTTATAAAAAAAGGGCGGGGATTTCCCCGCCTTTTATTTTGGATCAGGTCCCTCCAGGAATTTAACCCTGGGCAATGACATTGGGATCTTTCGCCTGCTTGACGACGTTGTCGGCAGCATGTCCTCATCTACTCGCGCGTGTCCAACAAAGTGATTGCAGGCCAAAACTATTTTTGTCACCTTCTAAATTTTAAATGGCATCTTTTCTTCTTCGTCAGAAGGGCACTTCATCCCCATACTCCCAGTCTGAAAAGCCTTGTATGCCGTCAATCGGCACACTGACGTCTATTACTCCATCCTCAGTTTTACGCAAAGATGGCTGCATAGGGTCTATTATCCGTGACCTGGCCTCCACTGCCGCCCCCGGAAATGACTGGCGTATCTGCAGCAAGTCGTGATCCATGCTGATGTGATGCGCAATATCTTTGAGCGTCATGACGACAACATTCCTGCCGTCAACAGTCTTCGTGACTTTAGGAATAGCCTCCTCGTTCTTCACAATGACCAATACAGTGCCTTCCATTACTCCGTGGGGGATAGTAGCCTCCCACGTTTCATCGTCTACTGGTGACGCTCCTACGGACTTTGCGGCACTATCCAGCGCACGGTATGCTTTCACCATGCGTCCAGCTTCTCGCTTGACGTCTTCCAGCTGACCCTCCCATCGGGCCTGAGCCGTCAAGTATCTCTGACGGTCAAACCTTTCCGCCAGCTCCTTATTGACCAGGAGCCTCAGACGCCCGCGGCCCCAATACCTCTCCATCTCCTCCCCAAGGTGATCTGCCTCGTCGAGGGCCTCCTTGCCGGCGAGGTAGCAGCCCTCAGTGCATTGCCACGGCGGTGGCGTGTAGGAAGAGACGGGGACGCCTCTGTCTGCCTTAGTTGGGGGTGTTTTGCTCTTCTTCGGACGTGACGCCATTTTCAATTGCTCCACACATCAAATCAAACATCAATTTGTTTTGGTTATGCCAAAACTGCTCATTGTCATACAAAACCGCAATAAGGTCTGCGGCCTCGTCCATCAGTTCTCTTGTTGGCTCCTCATTGACCATGCGGCTGAGGAGATTTTTGACAGATAGTTTTCGTTGATCTGTATCAGACATTGTATCTTGTTACCTTTGCGTCCCAGCGTGATGTTGTAATGAGCTTTGTTCTGTCTGTCGCGTCTTGCGTGATGAACTGCGTGGCGATTGGGCCAATGCCTAACGCCATCCAGTATCTCGCGCCTGTTGCTGGCTTGCCGTTCCACGACTGCAGGTAAGAGAAGACAATAACGTCGTCGTAATGGACGTTTTGCACGATCATTGACGTCTGCTCTTCAAACGCGACAATCTGTTCTCCTGACCCAAACGCTGGCGGCCAACACATCAATGGATTAAACTGCGGCTTACTCTCGTATAGCGAGGGTATCCCCTGAAACTCTCCCCAGCCAATTGGCGGCAGCATGACAACTTTTTTATCGCCTGGGTAGTCGTCTCTCCACTCCGCAATACCGAACCCAACATTGTATCGGTAATACCAGCGATTAAGCCACTTACCCGCGCTATCGTAATTATTGTAAAGCATACTGTCGCTGCCAGTGTCATACGAAAACACTGACGTAAATGACGGCTCGTCTGGAGACGTATAATCAAACCGTCTTAGCTCATGCGTCTTAAACAACGGCCAGTATGCCGGGACAAATATTGGATTGCTCATTTGATTGCCTTTTGTAAGCTTCGTGCGTCATATTATGGAAATGTGTAGCCTATGTGCTACGTTTATGGTTATCTAGTTCATAAAAAAACTTATAGTCTTCAGCCTCTTTTTTAAAATGTTCAATTTTCCCATCTTTTGTCTGCAAGCAGTATAAAGCGTTGACACATACTTTTGCATCTTCTGGCCTTCCTTCTTTTTGAAGGCGTATAATTAATTCAATTAGTTCTGAATATTTCTTTTCTCTCGTCATTTCTTTATTCCCCTCACGGCATGCTTCAATTTTTTAATCTTCTTGCGTAACTTCTTAATCTCCTCCGCCAGTAAGGCGATAGGATCTTCCTTCGTTTCTGACATCGACATCAACCCTCAATTTCTTCTAACCACTCGTCATATTCTTCAGGCGACATAAAATAATTAAGAATTAAACCTGCCGCTTCCATTAATTTTTTGTCGCCTGTTTCTGTGTCTAACTTGCAAAGCAAATACGTGCCTTTCATTTCTTGAATGATAATTGCATCAATCTGTTCTAGCGTCATCTCAATCAAATATGATTTTGTTGCCGACGGCCTCTCGACAAGAAGCTCAAAATCATCTTCCTCGTCTCCTTCGTCTGTTACTTCGTCTACGTCGAACTCTTCGCAGTTTGCCTCTTGCGCCTCTATGGCGGCGTTGAGGATCTTCCTAAAGTCTTCGCGGCATTTCAGGCGATTGCCCCAAGACAGGCGGGGATACGATCCCTCACCCATTGCCATTACCGCCGCGTCAAGCGCCTTGTCTGTCCAGTCAATCATAGTTTTTTCCCCTTCCAATGCATTTGAAAGATTAGCCCGACAACCAATGCCCAAATCACCACTAATGCTATCGCAAAGCCGACGGCGTCAAACAACCTTTTCAATATCGCCATCAGTCCCACCCATTAAGCAAACCGTCCGCAAGGTAGGCGACGAATGCTGCGATAATAATACAAATCGCGTAACCCATAACATCTTCGCCGGTCATCGTGTATCCTCCTTGATCTTTTCCAACACCCACGCCGACACCTCAGGCCAGTGCTCCGTCAGCCTCCACCAATACAAGTTCCTGGCCACGCGACCTTGCGCCGTGTTGTATCCAATCTGATACACCCGCATGCGGGGCGTCCCATTACCCTTCGGCCTGTCCACCCTCGCGTCCAACACGCGTAAGCTTAACCAGCCGTCCCTCGACCACGCCGTCAGCTCACTCAACTCCCAACCGTCGCGTTTGCCGATGAGCCTCTCGTCCGACCTGATCTTATACGACCGATTGCCAATCATCCGGCTTCCCACCGTCTGAACTCCCGCCGGTTCATTGTCCGTTTTGCCCATCACCCAATGATCCTTCCTACTAAGTCCATTTTTGTCAACCACACTGTGTGTCGGCGAGCGGGCGCGCGACCCTGAGGGAGCGCCCCGCGAGGCCATATAACACTAATGTGTTATATGCCTCACTTCCGCAAATTACTTCCGCAAGTTAAGTCTTTGATTTTAAATGTTTTGAGAAAGTGACCGGAAGTGTTTGCGGAAGTAATTTGCGGAAGTGAGTATTTCATTTGTTTTCAGTGCCTTATTTGCGGAAGTAATTTTTTTCTGGTTAATTTGCGGAAGTGTCTTTTGGTTACTTCCGCAATTACCGGTCATATTTTTTACGCTTAAAGTCGGGCAGCCAATTGTCACCAAGCTTGTAACTCGTGACCTTTGTGTTCTTGTTATACTCTTCGGAAATGATACGGCGCGCATACCAGTCGTCTATGATTTCTTCCGCTTCCTTGTGTTCAATTTTAAAGAGTGTGTGCATGTTCTTCCTGAAGTCCCTGGACGTATTCTTTGCCATAGACCACCCACGACCGTCCTCAAAGTCATCTTGAAGGGCGTTCAAGATGTTGAAGCACAGGACGGCGTCCCTCTTCTTTCCGCCGACGTGGATGCGTCCAGTCTCCTGGGTATTGCCAAAATCAGTATGAGAACGAACCGGTTCATTATCTTTTTTTGTCGTTGCGTCGAACATTCGCGTGACAGTCAGGGACGTGTTTCCTGAGATCAGTGGCGTTAAGTGAATGCCAAAGTCCCACGTCCACCCGTCAGGCGCAGACTTGATCTTCTTGGCCATGATCTGGCCTTCCATTGCGCCCTCCTCACGAGCGATCAGGAAAGACCCGTCGGCGGCACCGTCAAATACCGTTGAGCCTCTCATATTTGCCCCCTGACGGCCCGTGTGATGCACGCCAAGGGTGCAGCAGCCGAACTTGGATTTGATGCGGTCGCACGCCCGGATAAAGAGCGTCATGTCCTTCTGCAGGTTCTCGTCTGCGCCAGGCAGGACACGAGATACAGTGTCGATGACGATAAGGACCGGCACCTCTCCTTCCATGCCTTGGATAGCCTTGTCGATTGTGCGTATGAGCTTGTCGATGTCCTCCTCATTCATGAAGTTCATGCTCTCATCAAGCAGGCGAAAAGGAAGAGGGGGAGCGCCAAGACCGTTGTTTTCCGACCACGCCTTGATGCGGAATTTCATGTCAGTGACGCCTTCAGAACTGATGTATAGGACCGGCCCAGACCGCTCTATAGGCTTCTCCCACCAGTCAGGAAGGCCGGCAGCAATGGAGAGCGCCATATCCAGCACGATAAAAGTTTTGCAGCATCCGGGAGCTCCGTAGACGAAGCAAAGGCCATTCTCGATTAAGAGATCCTTGATCAAGTAACGCGGATCAGGGAGGTCATATATCTCCTGGATGGTCAGCGTCCTGAAGACGCTGGGGTCTCTCATCAGTGTGGATATTTGCTCAGGCTTGAGATTAAACTCTTCCTCGTCAGGATTAACGCTGTCTGTTGCGTCGTGTCTGTGCTCAAGCCTTTCATGCTTTGGGGGAGGGCCAGCCTCCGCGTATTGCTTTATCTTTGTGTCCCACTTGCGCAGGGCGTCGTGCATCTTCTCCGTGAAGAGCGTAAGGCCGCGGCCCTCGCGCTCAAGCAAGTCATGCTTTTGCGCAATGGGGTCATCAATGCGCGTCTTAACCAAAGACACATATTGCTTGAACAGATCGATGGCTATGCGCTGTATGCGGTCTGGGTCGGGGAATGTTGGGTCTTTGCGCCGCTCGTCCAGCATGCGGCCAAAGATCATCTTGGCCATCTGGCTTTCGCGCCCGTCGGTTATCATACCGAACTCGTTCTTTTGGACGCCCGTCATGCCGTGACCAGGAACCGGCGGCAATATTTCATAGGTTCTTGGATTGACGGCCTCGTGAGGCATGTTGCCGCCGTTCTCTAATACGAGGCGCTCGACCTCCTCGCACAGCCACGTCGTGGCGACCGCGACCTCTATGTTCCACGGCTCAAAGCCTTCGTCCCATATGTAATTATTGCCGGTCTCGTGCAGTGACGGCGCAGACACCACAAATCCGACGCGGACTCTAATGTCGATGCCTTGAGGCGTCTTTATTGTGGGCGGCACCCATCCAGGGGGAGCTCTGAAAAAGTAATGCTTGCCGCCACCGCCAGTCGTCGCCCGTGGCGTGTCAGGGAGTATGCCGCCTGCGTGATCGTCGTGGATGCCTTGCAACCACACCGCAGGGAACGTGTTCTTGTGCAAGTCGAGATCAATGACGAATAAAGACTGCGAGCACTCGCCAGTGACGATGCCCATATTAATGCGCTTACAGTAAAGACCGTCAGCGCCATACCACTTGTTGAATAATTCGTCTGACGTAAGTTCGCGCTCGTGCTCCGCCCACTTTACAATAGGCTGCTTGCAGCTCTTGCCTGGCTTTGCCTCTGACGGCAGCATGACAGGAACAACCTGCCACCCAAGTGATCGATACATACGCGCCCACTGTGATGGTGACGCGTATTCTTGCTCAAAATCTTGACGCAATACATCAATGTCTGATAGCTTATCGCTCGACATAGCCATTTCCTTTTTGGTGATGTCTCTTCCAATGGTTAACTTTTTAGGCCCGGTTGCAGCCGGGTCTTTTTTTATTCTTTTTGATCTGTTCGTTTTGGCATTAATGGCTCCCCCTCGCCAATCCATCTGTATAGGCATGCATAGAAACAATGCGGCGGCGGCAATTCACTTTCGAACTCCCAACCAATTTCAACATACGCATCAACACGAGAGTGCGGAACGTAAGCATAATATTGCTCAGGAAGCTTGGTGTTCATTACAACGTCCCTTTCCTAAAATATCTAAATATGGATCACCAGTCGCTTTTGTGGGTCATATTTGAAGCATTTTGTATTACGAACGGCATTTTGCCGTATGTTAAATGAGACATAATTCTTGTTTATGCGGAATTTATAATATTTACCGCTCAGTAAAATATATTACTTTTACTGGTTAATTTCACATTTGTTATTCCCGACAGGGAAATATCATTCCTTCTCTCCCAAAGCGCGGTAATGCGCCTCCCAATCTGCCACATTATCTTCTATTACTTTACGAGCATCGGCCACTAATATTTCCCATCTGATATAATCAGGAACATCACTGTCGATGTCATTGTGTTCGACAATTCGCGCCACTAGCTGTTGCAACTCTGCAATACGCATATTCAACATTGCAATTTCAGCTTCCAGATACCATTCTCTGGTTCGTGCATCTGTCATTGCCACTAGTTCTCTTTGTGCGTCGGTTACTGGCGGTCCATTAAATAATCCCATCAACTTTCTCCAAATCTGATCTTTCCTCAAGATGATGCAAAATATCCTCACCCTCTCTCATCAAAAGGTCAGGTATCTCTGTCGCCATTGTCAGTTCATTGCGTCTTGCTTCCGGCGAGCTGCCGTATTTAAACAACTTTTCCATCCAATATTCTAACATCGCAATACGTCTCGACATTCGTTTACGGTTCCAAAGATAGGTATCACACTCGAATTTCATTTGATGTTCTAGTTCCTCAATCCGTTTTGCTTGCGCCTCTAATGCGTCGGAGGCTTCATTGCAAAAGCTCTCAGGCCAATCTGTATTGCAACAGCATTCGCTGGCTGACTTAGAGGCACAAGTGCAGTTTAACTTTTTGCCGCGCAATCGCTTCACAAGGTCTGAATAGTCAGTCACGTCAATCTCCATTACATTTGTGTTTGAGCACCATACAAAGCTAGTAACGCCGCCTCTGCCCTGCCGTGATCTTTCTTGCGGCGAAAATGTTCGCTCTTAGGCCACTGGCTAATAGCCAGCGCCCTTGCCGCCTCTTTATCCGCCGAAAGGCCAAAATGCCTCTTCCACTTACCGGGGGACACATCAACTCTTCTGATGCCTGCCGCTCCGATAACGCCTTTCGCGACGCCATATGCCATACCAAAATTGAAGACCGAACTAACGCCTTGCTTCGGCATCGCGTGGACGCTTTCGACAACTGCCATATCCGGCGCGTGATGCTTAATGAGCTCAAATAATGCCGTCGCATTTATTTCTTTTCCTATAATCGGCACGTCATACGCCGCAATAAGATGAATATCGTTTGTGTAGTAAAACGCTACGGCTCCTGACGCGCCAGGATC